ATATTATATTTAGATAATATTATCTATTATATAGGGTAAACCCTATATTGCATTGCAGCATTTTTTGAAAAAAAATCGAAAAAAAATCGGATTTTTTAAAAATTTTTAGAAAAATTTTCCAGCAAAAATTGGGGCTACTCGCTACGTCTGGAAACCAGCATCCGCTTTTGCCCCATACAGCAATTATTTTTCTTCAAAATGCCCAGAAGAAGGCTTACCACCTAAAGCACCATTAGCTCTAGCCGCCGCCGCTTTAGGAATAGAAGTTTGTTTACCACCTTTATGCCCTAATGCTTTAGCCGCTTGCGACAAAGTTGTGTACTTAATGCCACCAGCATCATTCTTAACAGGCTTATTCATTGCGCGCTCCAGTTTTGCACTAACCCAAGCGCTTGGGTTAGGGGTATACAAAATCTCTATACCCAAGCGCTTGGGTATGACTAATACTATCTTGCTCTCTTGATTGTGTCAAAGGATAGAACAGTAGTAGCGGGTTGCTTGGTATTCTCTACAGCAGTCAGCTTTGGCTCAACCATACGGCGAATCTCCGACTTAGACTTGCCTTCAATCACCGAAGGAACAGCAAAGATATGCTTCTTATTCGTGTAATCCGAAGAAGCCAATAATCCTAAATCAGTCCAACCAGCTTCCTTGAACGCATGGAGTAAAGCCGCTTGCGGTATCTTCACCCCATGAGGGATTTGAACCCCTATCATTGGCTCACACAAGTCATGGAATGGACTACCACAAATGCCATCTTTAAATACGGACAAGCGATTACGCATCAAATCAACTAAATAGGATTCAGCGGGAGAGCGACCATGCTCAATCAAATTGGTCTTAAACTCTGTCATGGCGGGAGTAGCACCCGGATTGAACTTAGAAACATCACGCTGATATAGATACGCGGTAATCTGTTCAAAGCCACCAGCATTAAACCAATCCCAGATTTGTTTGCCTTCATCATCACTCATGCGGGGTGCATCAGAGCTAATACAGAACCAACGGCGGTCTTGTGAAGCCAAACTAATAGGGATCTGCTCATTAGAAAAGGCGAGAACAAACAAGCGATTTGCCATTTGGTATGGGTGTAAGCCCTTACGATTGATATTGAGCATTTCAGGAGGTGCGGCAATGATTGGCTTGAGCTTGTTAGCCAATGCTCTACGAGTAGAAGCATCTGGCTCTTTAAGCTCATTGATAATCAGAATCTCGGATTCAAGGTCATAGCCCCATTGAGAACCAATGGTTTCGCTATCCATGTAACCACGATTCTTTAGGTTTGAGCCACAGACTGACCAAATGAACGGCGACCAAAGCGTATCCTTACCGCAACCCTCATCACCTACATGAAGAACTGCATGGTTGATCTTAATCTTAGGGTTCTTGAGCTTAAATGCCATGATATTAAGCAAATGATTGCGGTCTTTCTCTGATGGCACTAAGCGAGCCAATAGATTAGTCCAAAGGCTAATGTCCCCTACTTTGGTATCTTCAATGTTAGGTCTAGCGTCCACCCAACGATTGCCATATATGTCGCCTTCGCGCCCAACATAGACTGATTCACCAGCGGCATAGGTTAAATTAACCAGTATCTTGGCATTGACAGACTCACGGCGTTCATCAAAACTAATAGACGCGGCAACTTGTGGCTTTTTGCCATGAATAGAACGGCACTCGATATGACGATAGATAGCATTAAATGTAGAACGAGAGATTTCTCTGCGGTTCACCAAGTCAAAGTAGGAATCGTTAGCCGATACATAGGCAAAATGCTTATGCCAATCTCCCTTTTGGATACGCCCTAAAGCCCTTAAATCAAGCTCCCGCATGAGTTCTTCATTGGACGAAAACATCTTAGAAGGAGTCAATAAAGCACGAGCTTGGGTATATAGATCAGTTAGCAACTCAGGGCGCAAACCAGCTTGATGCTGTTTTGCACCTTGACCAGCCGCCCAATCTAGGAACACTTGCGATGTAATGTGGGTGCAATGTTCATGGAAGCATTTGAAAGAGCGCGTTACAGGGTGGTAGCGACCCATAGGATTGTTATCGCTATGGTTCTGGGCATTAGGGCAAAGCACCCCATACCAGCCTGTGTTGTTGGCTCTATCAAGGATAGCGTTGTGGTCTGATAGCCATGTGAGAATGTCGTCCTCGCCATTATCGGCAACCTTGATAGCACGAACTGAAGCCGTATCTGCTTCATTGGGCTTAACGTCTAAAGCTTTGCAAATCTGCTCTAAGCTAAACTCATTTTCTGGATGGAACTCTACAAGTTCAGACTGAAATGAATCCTTGTTTGGTTTGAGATTGACAGAACCGGGCAATCTAAAGTTACGAACCGCATTAGTAGCGCCACCATCGGTATATCCAGCCTTGGCAATAGCATTAATAGCCGCGCAAAACTCACCTTTAGTAGGCATCGTATCAACAGCAAACGTATATCCCCATTGGAAGTTATCAGGGGATGTTTCCATGATCCAAGTAGGCTCTAGCGGTGGGGTCTTAGACTTCGTACCAATATCGTCTAGTACCATAACCGCTACATATTCACAGTTTGAAGCTGAAGCGGATAGTTTGCCATCAACAAAGCGGTCAATAATGTAAGAGCCTGTATTGCCATACCAAGCACCAACGCCGTTGTAATGCTCGGGCAAATGAGGTAGCCAAGTATATTTAATAGTCTTATCGACATTTAGAACTGGCTCACCAGCCCTAGTAACTGGCTTTTGCAAAACCATCAACATGGTTTCGCCCTCAACTGCCAATTTTTCTAAATACTCAACGAAGTCTGTATTTATCAGCATATTATTCTGTGTTATTATTTTGTCAGCCATTATCTTGTCCTCTAGCTTGATCTCTGGTTAGAAAAGCTGAGAATCTTATTGGGGTTCTCAGCTTTTTGGTTTATTAGTTTACTACTTCCCATACCGCGTTAATATCTTTCCTTCTACTGCTAAGGGTAAGTCCTGACACCACGCGGGGGGTGTACACATAATTTCTTTTGCTTGCTCTAATCTTGCAGGCGCGTCCTCTATCTTACACTCGATTAATACCTCATCATGCGCGGTTAGAACTACATCATCTATCTGACGTAATACATAGCGCAATAGATCATTAGCGGTTGCTTGGCAAACATTTTCTACTGCAATCCCAGCCCACAATCTAGCTCTTGACCATTCTTTAGCATCGCTTTCAGGCTTCCAAGCAGACTTAGCATAGCTAATACCGCCATCATCATCAAACCGCGCAAAAGGATAGCAAAGAAGTCTGCCCGATGGCAATGAATACCAAAGATGAACGCTGTCAAAGTAATACCCAACGCGTCCAGCAACGAAAGAATCTTTAATAGGAAAGCGCATCGCTTTGGTGTAGGCTTCTTCTGTATCTCTCCAGTACTGGACAGCCCATTGGTTTGCCTTACGCCATTTGTCGACTGTAGCTTTGGATTCGCCTTCTGGCAAAAGGATGCCGTAGTTTCTACCCATGTTAGAGAACGCGCCCACACCACCACCATATCCGCAAGCTAAAATAGCTACCTTGCCAATAGTTCTTTGTTCTGGCGTAACCTTGTCCTCTGGAACTCTAAACATCTTCGCGGCTTCTTTAACGTAGATATCCTCGCCAGCACGAAATACGTCTAATACTTCTTGCCCTTGTGGATGCTTTGATAGCCAAGGATTTACCCTAGCTTCAATTGCCGCCCAATCCAACACCACGAAAGCGTTGCCTTCTGCTGGTAATAATGCGGGTCTAATCATGCCTTTAAGCACTTCGCTTACGCTTTTGCCAAAATTAGGCACTAAGTTCTCGCTGTTAAGCATAGCTTTACGCACAGCTTCAGGGTCTTTAGCTGTCTTACGAGCCATATTCTGTAGCTGTAAACCATACGAAGCCACCCTTCCTGTAGCGCTACCGCCATTAAAGATGAACGCACCTCGTACACGTTGATCTTCTGGATCAGCCAGCTTTGCCATGCGGGTGAACTTGGCAACTGATGATGCCCATATATCAGAAGCGCATTGCAATACGTCTGCTACCTCTGGCGGTACTTCATCAGGGTTCTCATCGGCTAGGATCAATAGATTAGCCCTAACGGACTTATCTACGGACATTTTTTCTTCGCCATCTTTGACGACAACCATTAGCTTCTTAGCCTGTTCACCAACGCGCTCTAGTACCCAGCTTTTCATCTTGGTGCTTCTAACGCTGGTAATAGCCCCTTTGGTAATCTCTTGGACTAACTGTTCAACGTCCTGTAGTTCGGTTGCGGCGTAAGCTGTAGCGGCTTTAGCTAAAGGCACATCCACACGGATACCACGTTCATTGATACGCTCATTGATATGGTAATCAAGTAATTCTTCTTCGGTGAGTTGGCGCATATGTTTACTGACATTACGCATAGCTCTTACGTCTTGACGACAATAGTTCGCCATTTCACTTAGCAAAGTAGGGTCATAGTTAAATGTACCATCTGCCCTAGGAATACTCAACTGTCTTACCAATTGTAAGCCTTTAAAGTCCTTCTTCATAATGGCACTAGAAAATCTACCAGCATCTTCTAAAGAACCGGGATAACAATTAGCTCTAGCTTGAGCCGCAGTACAGTACCAACTTGTGAGCTTTGGCTCTGGCACATCAAAAGAAGGGCAAAGCACATACCAAGTAATGAGGCGATCAAAAGCGGCATTGTGGGCGCGTATTTGACCACCCGATTTGAAATGGTCAGCAACACGTTTTGGAAACGGCTCATTTGGAGTCCACATGATTACTCTCTCATCATCAAAAGAGTAGCCAAGGTAAATGATCTCAGTACTAGGGTCTTGGGCGTAGTTATACGCTCCAGCCGTTAGCAGATTGCATCTTGATCTTGTTTCGTAGTCGAGCCAGAGGGTTGTCATTTAATTAATTGTTAAATTGGCGTTGAGTTTCAGCGAGGGTTTTATTGTTAATTACCCATTCAAGTCTTTTTAAGATAGATTGGGTAGTTTCTAAACTAATAGCTTCTTTCAAAGCTAAAAATAAAGTGTCGAATAAAGGCGCAATAGCTTTTATATCCCCTTGTATGGCGGCAACGCCTACACCATCAGAAGGCATTGCTATAAAAGCAAAGCTATCTGCATCGGGGCACATTTTTGATATTGTTTGCTCAAAGCTATTCATTATGATTTCCCTTGCTTATGTTTGCGACCAACGCCTTTTTTGGTGCTGGATTTACTCTTGGTGTGATGAATCTTCTCGCTCTTAGCCCCAAGGCTAGGAAAGATATTTTCAAGCTTTACGCCAGCGGCTTTAACCAATGCAAGTTTGACTTGACTAATGGCTCTACGATCATCTGGTGATAGGTTTTCTTTTTTCATTTTGTTCTCTAGGTTAGGTGGGGTCAGTAAGTCTTTTTAGTCTTTCCACTTCGTGTAATCAAGCTGAATAGTGTCGAACTAACCCCATATTACTTAAACTGCTCTACGGCGGCGCGTTGGCGCTACTGCTTCTACTTCGTCAACCATTGGTGGCTCTTCAAGCTCCAACTCAGGTTGTTCTTCATCGCTACCACCATCCATCGACACCCAGTTAAGGATTTCAAATTCAGGGATAAAAATTTTACCGAACTTGTCGTGAACATAATGGGAGCTTTTTAGCTTAACAATTGCTACTGGTGTAGATGGATCAGCAATAATATGCTCTGACACATCTGTACCTAGCTCTTGTACTGCACGTTTGCCACCCAAAGAAGCTGTTGCGAAACGTGCCTCTAAGCCTTCATCAGACCCAGACATACATTTCATTGCAAAGCCAATCTGTTGCTCCCAACCTTTAGGAGCGCCATCAGGCGCGGCTTCTAATGCTGGCAATGGTTGTGTAACTGAAACCATTTTTTCGCCTAGTAACTGCCCTGCTCCCCAAGCTACAAAGCCGTGAACGAAAGAGAAAGGGTTAATAGCCCATTCTGAATCCTTCTCAACACCTGTTTGATCTGCACCAAAAGTCCAATGCCCTGTCTTGTCCATCTTAGCGATAACAACACCAACATCATTGGTTTTGGAAAGATTAGCGCGAAGTGCTTTAGCTAAGTCCTGTACTGCTGGGAGTCCTGCTGATTTAAATGTAGTTAAATTTGACATTATTTTATTCCTGAGATTAAGTTAATTTTGAAAGGGCGGCGGTGATTTGCTTCCCAATTTGTAATACCGCTGGTCTTGGATCAGAGTCCTCAACCAACGTACTGCCTGAACTAACAGCCACCACTAATTCCTCTGGCAATTCGAGCTTGTGTTTTTTAAGCACCTTCTCAGCTTTGGCGGGGGAAATAATAGATTCCTCTATTAGCTCAGTTAGATCAAGTCCAAGTTCTGCCATCTTCAGCAACATCTTGTCCTCGCTAACCCATTGTCTAGTAGCCCTTTTAGCTACCAGCTTGTAACCTTTTATAGCAATATCTTCTTCTAACATCTGATGCGCTAACGATCTGAGGTCAGCGATCCAGCCTTCAAGAATGTCGGCATTGCGTAAGTAATTTCCTACCATCACAGGATCAATGTTTTTCCATTGAACCATCAAGGCACGATCTACTTCACCTGTTATCTTAGGACAAGTTGGTTTGGCTGTACACCATTTGCAATGTGAGCCTACCTTTAAAGTAGCGGAAGCATGAGCCGATTCTTTAACTGCACTTGCTAATTCAATTTCAAATTCTTTGATACGAGCAGGAGTAGTCACCCAGCGCTTCATCATAGGAGGCTGAATAATAATAATTTCAACTTCTGCTACGCCTTCAAATATCCATTTGGTTTCAGGTGTACGCATAGCCGCCGCCGCATAGAACATTCCTTGCATATTTTCTTCGGCTTCAACGATAACACCCGCGCCAAACTTCCAATCAAGTACAACAGCCCTATTAGGTAGTTTCCCTAATACATCACCAGAACCAAAGACACCATCAAGAAACTTATCAAAGTGAACCTCGGTTTCAACCATGAACTCCATTTCGCCATTAGGATCGACTTCGGCAAAGCGTTCTAATGCGGGTTTGATCTTTTCATCTAATAGCGCTTGTGTAAATGTATGGGCTTTGTATTTTGTGCCAAGTAAAGATTCGGGCGTAACGCCTTTATCTAATACTTCTGCAATGATGTTATGCAGTAATGTGCCTTCATCAGCGTATTTGCTGGATTTTTGGGGAGGCATCTTGGCTACCAATGCCACCGATGCGGGGCAGTTGATAACGCGTGAAGCGGTTGATCCGCCTACGATAGATGAGTGATTAGCCATGATCTTTTAACCTTTATCTTTAGCATTAATTTATTTAGAACGTCCAGTATACACACAAACAAATCCGTTACGCAACAGATTTTATGATATATTTACAAAATGACAAGAAAAACAAAAGCATTAAAAGAACATGAAATTGAAAATTACTTTATATGGCAGGTGGAAATAATGGGCGGCAGAACCTTTAAATTCAAGACTACTACGCAACGCGGCGTATCAGATCGTATAGCCTGTTTACCTAATGGGGACACTTGGTTTGTGGAATTGAAGCGTCCTAAAGGCGGCTCTATATCCCCTATGCAAGAACTGTTTGCTGAATCAATGATTGCGTTAAAGCAACAATATGCGTTGCTAAACACAGCAGAAGCCATTAATGAATGGGCGGCAGGTATAAAGCTATGAAACTACGCGATTACCAAGAGCAATCAGTTGATTTCCTATATGAGCGCGATAGGGCGATGATCCTTGCGTCTGTTGGCGCTGGCAAGACTGCCATTGCCCTTACAGCTATGCAAGCCTTATACAACGACCATCATGTCAATCGCTGGCTAGTCTTAGCGCCCAAAAGAGTATGCACAGATGTATGGGCGCAAGAGTTGGCTAAGTGGACTCCCAAGATGAACATGGCAATAGCGGTGGGAACGCCTAAACAACGTCAAGAAGCCTTCAAATCCAAAGCGCAGATCGTTGTAACCAATTACGACAATATCCAAACCTTGCCCGATTTAGCAGGGTTTGATGGCATCGTATTTGATGAATTAACCAAGCTCAAGAACCCTTCTGGTACTAGGTATAAACACCTACTTAAAGTAATTGATCGTTTTAAGTTTCGTTGGGGATTAACAGGCTCTTTTACGTCTAATGGTTTAGAAGATGTGTTTGGTCAATGCAAAGTGATAGACCAAACCCTATTGGGTAGGAGCAAAGGCGCGTTCCTACAGCAGTACTTTGTGTGTGTCAATCGTGACTTTGGCGATTGGCAACCTCGGCTGGGCGCATTAGAAGCCGTGATGCAGAAGATTCGCCCAGCCACCTTCTTATTAGAGTCAGCCGAATATAAAGACAAGCTCCCGCCTTTGCATACAGTAGAGATACGTTGTAGCTTGTTAGACCGCAAGCCTTATGACAAGATGAAAAAAGACTTTGTTTACCAATTTCCAGAAGCACAAATCATCGCGGCTAATTCGGCTGTAGTAACCCAGAAGCTACAACAGATGGCATCAGGCTTTTGTTATCACACAGAACGAACACCCTCTAGTACCGCAGGGCAGTTTGATTCAGTTAAAACACCTGTATGGTTCTCAGATCACCGATTTGAATCATTAGACGATCTTTTATCAGAGAATCAACACGCTAATACGTTGCTTGTTTACAACTACAAAGAAGAACTAGAAGAACTCAAACGCCGTTACCCTCATGCCCAGACAATCAATGACTATAAGGCTATCGAGCGTTGGAATGAGGGCAAGATTGAGTTGTTATTGATTCACCCCAAGTCCGCTGGGCATGGCTTAAATCTTCAGTATGGTGGTAGCAAGATGGTGTTTGTATCTTTGCCTTGGAGCTTAGAATTGTTTGAGCAAACCATAGGCAGATTGCATAGGGGTGGGCAAAAGCACGATGTCTGGTGCTATGTTCTATTAACAAATAAAACGATTGACGAACGAATCTGGGAGGCTTTGGCTAATAAAAGGGCTATTTCAGACATTGCAATTGAAGAACTTAAATAAATTTGTTGCACTATCAATAAATCTGTTACACTAAATCCCTTGAAAGGAATTAAAAATGAATTGGATTAAACAAACGCCTAAAGCAAGTGACTATAGTTGGAGAACTTTAACGACTATTTTGTCTAATCTTGGAGAAGAAGAAGTATTGGAATTGCTTAAATCAGAAAAGAAAAATGAAAAGCGCTGGTCTATTTTGCAACGTCTACATCAGCGATACAACACTTTGCGAGTAGCAAGAGAACGCGTAGAGTTATTTGCGGTCACTAAAAAATGAACGAAGTTGAAAAGATGCTGATTGATGGCACAACGGCATATATGACACCAGAAGTAATCGTCATATTTAAAGTAGAACCCAGTTATGACGCGATAGCTAAAGCGCGTGAAATATTGGATAGTGTTACAGATACCTTAATTTTGAGGCAACTGGAAAAGTAGTAAATGATTAACTAGAGGAAAAATCATGGCACATGAATTAACGCAACGTAGTAACGGATTTGTTGAAATGGCTTTTGTAGGTGAAACCCCTTGGCATAAGCTAGGGCAAGAGCTTGAAGAAGGCGCAAGCATTGAACAATGGCAAGTAGCCGCTGGCATGGATTGGAGCATTGAGCGTTCACCTGTTCGCTTTAATGCACAAGGCAACGACCAAATCTATTCAGGTCAAAGTGTTTTATATCGGTCTGACGACAATACGCCATTGTCTGTTGTATCAAATCGCTATAAACCAGTTCAACCTAGAGAAGTTCTTGGGTTCTTCCGTGATTTAGTGGCAGAGAACGGCTTTAAGATTCACACGGCTGGCACTCTTATGGGTGGCAAACGGATGTGGGCATTAGCTGAAACAGGTAAGTTTGGCGAAGTTTGTAAAGGCGATGGCATTGGTGGTTTTTTATTGCTATCTACTTCTTGCGACAAGACACTAGCCACTACTGCTAGGTTCACAACAGTTCGCGTAGTGTGTAATAACACCCTTACAGCGGCGGTTAACCGCGATGTGAACCAAGTATCGTTTAGCCATATTCAGCAATTTGACCATGTAGCAGTTAAAGCCCAGCTTGGTAATGCGGTGGAGAGCTTTGGGTCATTTATGGAAATGGCAAAACATTTGCAAAAAGCAAAGTTAAGCGCTGAAGAAGCAAAAGATTTTGTAAGTTTTTTAGTGGCTACTTCAGTTCAATTAGCTGATGAAGAATATGACGTAACCACCAATCGAGCATATAAAAAGATTTTGGCGCTTTTTAATGAAGAAGCTAAAGGCATTGAGTTAGTAGGTCATACCAAATGGGGTATGGTTAACGCGGTTACAGAATACTACGACCACTTTAACCCTACAAGATCAGACGATGCACGGCTTAATAGCGCATGGTTTGGGGCTGGCGAACGCGCTAAGAACCAAGCTTTAGACCTTTTATTAGTTTAATTAGGAGATAGCATGAACGAACATATCTGGACAGCAAGTGGGACTGACATCGAAGAACGCTGGATCAAACAGTACGGATGGGTTCGCCCTTCCGAACAGCCTGAGTATCAGGCAAAGTACAAGTATTATCAAGAGCTTCCTTTGCGGAAGTTAGACGATGTAGCAAAAGCCCAGTACGAAAGTGTTTTAAAAAGGGCAAAAGTAGTACGCATTAAATGAACGATATAGCCATGCTATTTGCTTTTTTGGTAATAGCTGGCTTTATCTTAATTATTATTTTATACGCTAGAGGATATAAAAAATGAACGACCTTTCACACGATATTAAACACGCAAGACAGTTACTTAGCCACATAGAGATATTGGATAATAACGCCCATATCAACGGCTATAAACCAATCTATGATGCAGTTCAAGAGCTACAAATTTGTATTCAACTATTACTTATAAAGACAGCAGACTACGCATGACTACTTTTACCACCAGCGACAGAGAAGAAGCTGAAAGAGAGCCAGTTCCTTTTTTTGGTTGGATTGACAAAGAAGATACTGAAATGATGCTTAGACAACAGCTTCGGGTCATGCAAACTGAAATAGAAGCGTTGAAAGCCAAGCTAAAGCAATATCACTTAAAAGAAGATTTAGATAGAAACCTAAATTTAATTTATGGCAAGGAGTTTATTAAATGAACAATGAACCAGTAGCGTGGATGCACAAAGAAAGCGGTCAAGTATTTGCTGGTATGGGAAGCCCAATAAAACCTGATGATTTTATTTCACTCTACACCCATCCAGCAGACCGCATAGCTGAATTGGAACAAGCGTTAGAAAACATCATAGCTATTTCTGACAGAAAACATGACGCATGGGACAAGGCTAAAGAATTACTAAAGAAAGCGAGTGAGAAATGAACTTTATAAACTGGGTATTTGATGGCAGTTTTAAATGGTGGTTACTTGCAGTTGTGATTGTTTACATTATTGCTAGATTTATTTAAAGAAAAATTCTAAATTCAAGAATATCGAATACTTATACTTAGTATATTGTTGTATATCTATCGCCATTGATGCTTTTTAATAACTTGCTCCGATTCGTAATCGGTATGGCAAAAGGCATTACAAAATAACCCTTTAACAATATTGTCATTGCAATATAAACAACGCCCAGTAAAAGAATGATTTTTGGGTTTAGAACGAGCAATTTGAATAGCTAAATCCCGATCCCGTTCTTCATTGTCTGAAGCCATATCGTAAATATCGGTCATACCAGCCCATCAAATAATTTTTCTTCAGCTTGTCTACGCCTAAGTAGTCCAGCCATGTGACGACCAGCCGCCATATCCCATTTTTCAAATTCTAATGCCGCACCTTTCATATCGCCAGCATTAATTTTTTTTAATAGGGTAGAACCAGCAAAGTTTCCTGCTCCAACATTAAAAACAAAGTCTACAAGGGCATCAAATTCATCTTGAGTTATGTCTGTATGTATTTTATTAGCTACTGTCATTTCTGATTTTTGAACATCTTGCATTAATAATTCTTCAGCTTGTTCTTGAGTTATGGTCATATTGGGATGAACATCAGAACCAGTATGCCCATAACCAACAGTCCAAGGGCTACCACCAGTTCCCGGATCAGGATAAGAAGTAAGTCTGCATCCTTCAAAACTTTCTGTAAGATGAAGCCCATTTTTAGAATAAATCATTTAGCTACCGCATCATATTGAGCATAGCAAGCTTCTAATCCAGTTCTTATTTGGTCTGCTCTGGAAGCTTCCCTAATAAGAAATTCTGCATCCTCGGCAGAAAGGGCTGTCCCAGTTCCATTTTGTCCATTACTGGAGCTTTGGCTACGATTGGGTCTGTTCCGCAAGCTGATAAGAGCATCAGCAAGCTGGGAATTAATATTAGCAA